TATTCATTCTCCTTTTGTGCTATTTCAAGATACCTTTTTGAATTAGCAACTGTTATTCCAACCATTCCATGCGGTGCTTGTTTGGAAAAGCCGTCTTTACTTTTAACGACATACTTTTTTTTCTTTTTATCCCATGACCCTTTTTTTACTGGATCAGGATATGTTCCGTATTCAAGGCTTCCAATATAAGGAAGGTTATTTGAAATAAAAAATGTTTCGTCTTTTTCAGCGTTTGGCAAATCTTTTTTATTTGTATAACGAACCTTTGTATTTTCGCTTATTGAAGTATCTGGCTTTAGAATTGAAACTAGCCAATTTCCGCGTGCTCTTCCAGTATCAACTGGTGTGCGCTGAACAATATTCGAGTAAAGCTGAAATACAAAACTTTTTCGTATTTCCTTTACTTTCATACTGTTCTTCTTTGACCATTGTTCAAGGTCTACTGACCATTTACCCCTTTTAATCCAACCTTAAAAAGAACTCTCATTGCAAACATAAAACGAAACTTAAGAGGCGCATTGCTAAGTTCTCTAATCATTTCTATTGCAACTGCCTTTTTTGCTTTCTTAACCGCTTTACGCGTTGCTTTTGCTACTTTATCGCTCATCGTGCCTGAATCTCATAATATATGTCTGTTGCTCCGTCTGGGCTTAACTTTGAAATATTAACAACATGGTAAAAATTACTGCCGAATATTATTTCATCGTCTACCGCAGGAACGTCAGAAAGAACCGCCATAAACCTAACATCACCAAATCGAATATTTGTTCCGTCAACATTCTGAAGACTGAAACTACCCTGTAACGCAACTCCGTCAATAATCGTTTTAGTTTCCGAATAACTGTTATCTTCTGGAACATACTCACCTTCGGTAATTCTTGTAAGCGTTATGGCTTTTCCATACTGTTTAATTTTGGCAAGAGCCTTTTTCTGTATTGCTTCGTAATTCATACTCTCTGAACCTGTGCGCTAAAAATGCGCGTTTTGGACTTATCGCAGAATAAACCGCGCAAACGAGTATTTATTGAATCGTACAAGGTTGTATCTTTAACTTTCTGACTTACATCATAAGTAAATGAAAGTTCTCCGATTTTTTCGCTTGTAACTGCTCCATTTTCTGAAGCTGACTGAAAAAGACTCGAGCCATTAACAAGAACTTCAACGGCTTCACAAACTGCCTGTTTTAAGTTTACTGGAATGTCTGTAATAACATAGCCGTTATTATCAATAAGATTTTCTCTTGGGAAGTTCAAAGCCTGTTCGTAAGTTTTTTTCTTACCGTTCCACTGAAAAATATTATCAATAAAGTCTGTTGCTTTAATCAGTAATATTTCTTTGTCTTCGTCTTCTAGTTCTTCCCATGATGAAAAACCACGAGAAGAAAAATAGTTATCTGCGAATGTTACAGAAACATAAGAGTTTGAATCTGTTTTACCTGTTCCGTCTTCTATAACCATTTTTCTCCCCTTTTTACTTTCTTTTTCTGCCTTTATGTACAACTGTTTCTTCAACAGTTCCAGAAGTTTCAACTGGCTTTACAACTGTTTTAACTTCTTCTTCGGCATAGGTAAAACCTTCGTCTTTTGCAGTCTGAATTGTTTCTGGACTATCAAAAATATCTGCATAAAGGTTACCTTTTTTCATTCTAATTGTTGCCATATTTCCCCTTACAAGACCGTCAAAACTGACGGTCTTGTTTTAGGCTGCTTTACTATTACTAGCCAAGCATTGCAACTGTATGGTCTGCCTTGATTGTTTTAGCACCCCATGCAGAAGCGATTGTGATTGTGTTCTGGTATGCACCGCCCCACAGAGCAACTTCAAAGCTGATACCTGAAAGTGGATCTGTAATAACTGTACGGTCAATAGCCAAGTCACCACCCATAGGAACTGCAGGAAGGCGAGTTGCAAGAAGAACTGAACCGCGTGCAAATCCAACGTTTGGAGTATTGGACAGAATGTTAACTGCAGCATTATCTGCAACGTTTGCTTTAAGACCTGTAACAAGTTTGATTGTTGTTCCACCTGTTGCAACGTCTTCGGCTACAACATACTGATCAGTTGCTGAACCGAATGAAACGATTGTACCTGCAGGAATTGCTCCAGTACCAGAATCAACAGTAATTGATTTATCGCCAGAAGAAGCCCCACCGTTAGCAAGATAACCGCTTGCAGTAGGTTTTGTATCAACAAGACCTGCACTTTCACGAATGTTGAAACCGAACAAGTTACCAAGAAGACCCTGACGAAGCAATGTATTGTCACCGCCTTCATTTACCTTCTGCAACTGTGTAAGGTTGCGCATTTTCATACCTGAAGTTGTATTCATAATGAATTCAAGATCTGTTGTCGGTGCGCCTTTATCTGTAAGAACTTTACGAGCAGCGGTCAAAGCGTCAAGGTTAGAAGCAAAAGGAGTTGTTCCTGCAGTTCCGACATAAGAACCGTTAAGCAAAGAAGATTTTACAACTTCTGCAGCAATGTCTTTTTCCATTGCGTTTACAATACTTCTCATCATCTGAATGTACTGATCGCGCATGATAGGCGAAGCCATACCACCAAGACCCAACTGCTCTTCACCAATCCAAGAAATCTTTGAACGTTTGAAATTAGTAATTTTAACTTCAACGTTTCCAATTTCCTGAAAGTTTGCTGACGGTGCTGAACTTCCTGCAACAACATCTTCAACAGTGTTTGTTGGTGTTACTGGAATACGCAGCGACTGTCCCTGTGCTACTCCGTTTGCAGTAGCATTGATTGTACTTGCAGGAATAAACCCAACAAGTTCACGAGATACAACGTCCAACGCTTCATAAAGTGTTGGGATAAGGTTTGTCAGTGTGTTTGCCCTTATTTTCTCCTGTAATTAAAAATTACTAATTTAGTCTATTACCTGTCCGCCTTTAGCGAAGAAGGCTGATACGCTTGCAGGGTTTTCAGTTCTCATTTTTTCAAACTCTGTGCGTGTCATTGTTTTTCCGCCAGTTCCATAAGTTGACTTTGTCGGGTGTGAACCTGCTCCAGAAGTTGGATTGCGCAAATATGCTTTTCCTTCTGTTGTTAATGCAAAGTCCTTCATTACTTCCTGAATTGTTTTGTTTTCTTTGTTCAGGAAAATAATAGATCCGTCAATATCTTTCGGCTCAAAGTTGTTTCTGTACATTACGTTAGCAATAAATCCGTCTTTAAGACCGTCAATGAACTGGAAGTCTTTCGTTCCGTCTGAAATTGCGTTTGACTTCAACATTTCATAATGTGAATTGCGGTAAAAATCACGCTCTTTTGTAAGGTCTGCAAGTTCTGCTGCATGATTTTTATTCAAGGTTTCGACCTGTGTTTCGTAGTAACGCTTTCTTTCTTCAGGATTGTTTGCTTTTAACTGGTTTTCCAGTTCTGCAATTTTTCCTTCATACTCTGACCCCTTTGTTTCATACCCTGTGATCTGCTCTTTAAGTTTCTTTTCTTTTCCAAGCAGTTCATCACGCTTCTGAACCAAACCACGCTCACTGGCATTATGTTCGTCAATAATTGACTGTACTTTCTGCTCTGGTGTCAAACCTTCGTTCGTCAAAACACCGTTAATAAAATCTGTGTCAAACATACTTTTTAATCTCCTACCCTAGATATTCGACTATTGATTGTATAAGCATTGCTCTGTCCATTGGACTACAACCAACAAGTAAAATATACACTATATTTAAGATTTGTCAATAATTCGCACAAGCGAATTATCTTATAATTCTTTATTCTGTAACTCTTTAATCGTTAATATGCGGTTATCTGCAACAAAATTCTTAATGCTTTCACCGTTTTTGTATAACTTATAACGGTATGTCCCTAAAACTTCAAGCTGAACTTCATTACTTTGTTTTGCTAGCCAGTCTTCAAAAGTAACACTTGCTTTAACGTAACCGCCTGCACTTGCTCTCTCGTCTTCGCTATCGTCTTGACCTTTTACAACTGGAAGAACAGTACATCTGCAGTTATAGTGAAGCGGTGGAGTTCCGCCAAAATCCTTTATTTCACTTTCAATTTTTCCGTCAAGATTAGCGCATACAAGGCAGCTTCTGCGGTCTAAAGTTGCAATCCATTTATAACCTTTGATTACTTCTTTATTTGCATTAAATAGCTGCTCTCTTACATTTTCCGCATAAGCCTGTAAAGCAGTTCTTGTATTTCGTTCAAGCGAAGTTTTTAACTGTTCAATCTGTCCGAACTTTGCAACCTGTGCATTTTTTGCAGCGCTTCCCATAACGTTTCTTACAATCTGCGCGGAAGTAAAGCCTGATATAAACCCCTGTCTTATTTGACTGTCCCAAACGTTAAAGAAGTTATCACCGAAAGAATTAAGAAAGTTTTCAAAAGTAGAACTTGCAGTATAAGGCGCAAAAGTTGCAACTGAATAAATC